ACAGGATTAGATTTTCAACAAACTGCTGAACAAATACAGAGATCATTTGCTGGTGGTATAGCGGCGGCAGATGTTTTTAGAGAAAAAGGTGTTAGAAATATGTTAGGTTTTCAAGCTGGTGCAACTGTATCAGCAGAAGAAACTATAAAAGCATTTGAAAAAGTGTTTGGTAAAGGTGGAAAATTTGGAAATGCAACAGATGAATTATCTACAACATTTACAGGAACATTATCAATGCTTGGAGATAAATTATTTAATTTTAAGAAAAATGTAGCTGGTGCGCAATTCTTTGATGAACTTAAAAAAGAATTTAGTAGTTTAAATAAATTTATAGAAGAAAACTCAAAAGACTTTGAAGCTATTGCAAATGCAATAGGATTTATTTTAACTAAAGCAGTTCAAGGTTTTGCGGCGGCTGTTCGAGGAGTTGCAAATGCAGTTAAATTTTTAAGAGATAGATTTGAGGATTTAGCAGAAATTTTAAATAGATTTTCTTTTGGATTGATAGATTTAAGAAAAAAACAAGATGAACTAAATTTAAGTGTTTTTGATTATCAACACCAATTACACAAAGCATATTCAACTGTATTAAAAACAAATAAAAGCTTAGTTAAAACAAAAGATAATTTTATGAAAATATCTGATGTTATTAAAAAAGATTTAGATAAACTTACAGACACAGCATTATTTGTTTCAAATATTTTAGAAAAAGGTATTAAAGGTTTTTCAAGAGGATTAGCTGAAGCAATTGTCTTAGGAAAAGAATTAAAAACAACATTCAAAGATTTAGCAAGAACATTATTAGTAGAAATTTTATCAACTATAATTGAAATTATTGCTAGAGAAACAGTATTGTTAGCTATTGAAAAAGCAAAAACAAAACAAAAAATATTACAATCACAATTAAGTGGTGGTGGTGGATTATTACAATCAATCGGTAAAATATTTGGTTTTGCTAAAGGTGGTGCAGTATCAAAAGGACAACCAATTGTAGTAGGTGAACAAGGAGCAGAAATGTTTATTCCAAACAGCACAGGTCAAATAACACAAGCCGCTAGAGGAACAAATAACGGACAAACCACAGTTAATTTTAATATAAACACTTTAGATGCTTCTGGTTTTGACGAATTACTAGTTAGAAACAGAGGAACTATAACAGCAATAATTAATTCAGCAGTTAATGAAAGAGGGAGTAAAAATTTAATCTAATGTCAGGTGCTTTTCCAATATCTAATGCTAAGTTTGAAACTTTAGGAATAAAGTCTATTCAAAACACAATAATATCAAAATCACAATCTGGTAAGAAACTTGCAAGACAAATTGATAATCAAAGATTTGCTTTTACTGCAAGAATAATAACTGCTAAAAGATCAGATGTGTATGGAGAACTAATGGCATTTATTGTAAAACAAAGATCAGGAAAAGAAAACTTTACTATAATCCCACCTGAGATTGAAGATGCTAGAGGAAGTGAAACAGGAACAGTTTTAGTAAATGGAGTTCATGCTGTTGGAGATACAACGATTGCTATGGATGCGTTTGCTGGAGATTCTGCTGGTCGTTTCAAAGCTGGAGATTTTATAAAATTTGCATCACATGATAAAGTTTATATGGTAGTTTCTGATGTAACAAGTTCTTCAAATGCGGCTACTGTTACTATTGAACCACCATTAATAACTGCTCTAACAGATAACTCTGCTGTTACTTATGACAATGTACCTTTTACTGTTCATTTAACTAATGATATTCAAGAATTTGGAGTTGTTGGTGCTGATAAGGATGGAAATTTATTATATAAATTTGAATTTGATGTAGAAGAATCTTTGTAGTGAAAAAGTATAAAATAACTCACAAGATTACTGCCGATTTTATTGCTGAAGTAGTTGTCAATGAAAATGAAATTGATACTAAAATTAATGACCTTAGAGAATATAAGAAACCTAATAGTAAATTTGAATATACTATGCTAAAAGGAACAGAAAGTGTAACACAAACAACTTACGAAGAATATGACGAGAAGTTTAACATCAGCAGTAAAGACAGAACTAGCAACAAATGATATTAGACCTGTCCACCTTATAACAATAGCTTTTAGCACTGCTGTTAATATAACAGATTGCTCTTTTCCACTTACATCATCAGTTTCAGGCTCATCAGTAACATATTCTTCTAGTGATTTTATACTAGGTATATCAAATCACAGAGAAGAAACAGATGTCACAAAATCAACTATTTCACTTACATTATCTGGTGCAGATCAAACATTTATTTCAACTGTTTTAAATGAGAATGTTGTAAATGACAGTGTTACAATATTTAGAGGTTTTTTAGACGATTCTAATGCTTTGATAGCTGACCCTATGATGCTTTACAAAGGCAAAATTGAAAGTTTTACAATACAAGAAACAGATACAACAAGTTCTGTAAATTTATCTATTGTTTCTCATTGGGCTGACTTTGAAAAAAAAAATGGTCGAAAAACAAACAATACATCTCAACAAAGATTTTTTAGCGGAGATGTAGGAATGGATTTTGCATCACAAACAGTACAAGATATTAAATGGGGTAGGGCATAATGGGTATTGGAAGTGCATTAAAAAAAGCCGCTGGTGTAGTTTTAAAACCTATAACAAAAGCTTTAGGATTAAATCCTCTTTTATCATTAGGAGTTTCATTATTCCTATCTTGGATTTTAAGACCAAAAGTTCCTGAAATAGAAGATTTTGGAACAAATGAATTTGATGATTTTGAACGAGGTATATTATTAAATAAACAATCTAATGATGCGAATATTCCTGTGGTTTATGGAGAAAGATTGATTGGTGGCACAAGAGTGTTTATGGAAACATCAGGTACAGATAACACTTATTTATATATGGCAATTGTTTTGTCAGAGGGTGAAATAAATTCGATAGAAGAAGTTAGAGTTGATGATAAGGCGGTGACATTTGCATCTTCATTATCAGATGGCACAGAAGTTGAAGTAGGAAGTGGAGATAGTAATTTTTATAAAAATAGTGAAAGTCTAATTAGAATACAACCTTTTTTTGGAACAGATGGTCAATCAGCATCAAGTTTATTATCTACATTATCGTCATGGGGAAGCAATCACAGATTAAGAGGATTATGTTATTTAGCTTTGAGGTTTAAATGGAATCAAGACGCATTTACAGGAATACCAAAAGTTCAAGCAAAGATAAAAGGGAAAAAAGTAGTTTTTTATAATTCAAGTCTTGCGGCTCAAACTGCGGCTTTCAAAACAAATCCAGCATGGTGTTTATTAGATTATTTAACAAATGAAAGATATGGAAAAGGAGTAGCAATAAGTGAAATAGATTTACAATCTTTTTATGATGCTTCTGTCGTTGCTGAAACACAAGTAACACCATATTCAGGTGCAAGTGATATAAATATCTTTGATACAAATACTGCATTAGATACATCACAAAAAATTATTGATAATGTTAGAGAAATATTAAAAGGTTGTAGAGGTTATCTTCCATATACAGAGGGAAAATATAAATTAGTTATTGAAACGACAGGAAGTGCGGCAATCACATTAACAGAAGATGATATAATAGGTGGATATAATTTATCTATTCCAACAAAAAACGAAAGATACAATAGAGTTATTGTAGGTTTTGTAAATCCAGATAGAAACTTCCAAGTAGATGAAGTTCAGTTTCCACCTATTGATGATAGTGGTTTGACAAGTGCAGATCAACACGCAACTATGAAAACTGCTGATGGTGGATTTTTATTAGAGGGAAGATTTAATTTTAAAACAATTACATCTCCATATCAAGCAGAGGAGATGGCAGAAATTATTTTAAGAAGATCAAGAGAAGCATTAACATTAGGACTAACTGTTAGCTTCAATGCTTATGATTTAGCTATTGGAGATATAGTAAATATTACACACAGTTCATTAGGTTTTTCTGCAAAAGCATTTAGAGTTTTAGGAATTACATTTAACGAAGATTTTACAATAGGTTTAGCATTAGTAGAGTATCAAGCATCTCATTATACATGGGCTTCAAAAGCACAAGTTAGTTCTACACCATCAACTAATTTACCTAATCCATTTACTATCCAACCACCAGCAAGTGTAACATTATCAGATACATTGATTGAGTATAATGATGGAACTGTAATCGTAGCTTTAGATGTAGCTATAGGTGCTTCTCCAGATAGTTTTATAGATTTTTACCAAGTAGAATACAAACTAAGTACAGATTCTAATTTTATTATCTACGCACAAGGTTCAGGATTAAATCATAGAGTTCTTAACGTTATTGACCAACAAACTTATGATGTCAGAGTAAAAGCTGTAAATACTTTAGGTGTATCATCAAGTTATGTTTCTGCACAAAGAACCATTGTAGGTGCTATTGACCCACCATCTGATGTAGAAGATTTATCATGTAATATTACAGGAAATGATGCACATTTAAGTTGGACACAAATTTCAGATTTAGATTTGGCTTTTTATCAAATTAGATTTTCTGATAAAACTGATGGTACAGGGGAATGGTTGAACTCAGTTAATCTTGTAACTAAGGTATCAAGACCAGCAACATCAATTACAGTACCAGCAAGGGCTGGAACTTATTTAATTAAAGCTGTTGATAAACTTGGTAATTTTAGTTCTAATGCTACAGCAGTTGTATCGAATGTAGTAAGTGCAGAAAATTTTAATTCTATTACAACTGTTAATGAACACCCTACATTTGCTGGTACTAAAACTAACGTATCAATTTCTGATGATTCTATTATACTTAATTCAAGCGAGTTGTTTGATTCTGCTTCAGGTTTATTTGATGCTAATACTACAAGATTTTTTGATTCTGGTGTAGCTAATGCAGATTTTTTGGCATCAGGTAATTATGCTTTTGCAGATGTAATTGATATTGGAGCAAAACATACTGTTAGAGTTACAGCTTCACTTACTCAATCTGCTAGAAATCCAGATGATCTTTTTGACAATAGGTCTGGTTTATTCGATTCTGCAAAGTCCAATTTTGATGGAGATACACCAGCTAATTGTGATGCCCATTTAGAGATAGCGACAAGTGATGATAATTCTACTTTTACATCTTTTCAAAATTTTGTTATTGGTAATTATACAGCTAGATATTTAAAATTTAGAGTAGTATTAACTTCATCTGATTTAGCTTCAACACCTGTAGTTTCAGCAGTAACAGTTACAGTTGATATGGTTGATCGAATATTTAGTGGTAATGACATATCTTCAGGTGTAGGAACTAAAACAGTTTCATTTACGAAC